TGTCGTTAGCTCCGCCGAAGTCTCCAGCCGACACAAGAATGTCTTCCTTCCCGTCGCCATTGATATCAAAGAACTTGGGTTGGTATGTGCTGTGGCTGTTAGTGTCATACCCACTTAGAATATCACTTGTAACATCACTGAAGTCTCCAGTGCCGTTGTTTTGTAGAAACTGTATGTCACTAAATTCTCGGAACACATCCGATGAACGAGCAAACACCATAACATCGTCGATGTTGTCTTCGTTGAAATCGTAGTTAACTACACGCACCTGGTGATCAGTTCCAGTTATATTTAAACTTGCTGGCAAGTCTTTAATAAATGTGTATTCTACAACAGCCTCACCCTCTCGACCGTTCCACCCTTGCGGATTAGTAAAGTCTACGCTGTACATCTTAGTTGAATTAGCACTACTACATCCATCTATGTTGAGATAAGACAACGGACAATTGGCATCAGTTATGATGATTTCGTTGTTGCCACCATCTCCTAAGAAATCACCAATGGTTACGCCTGATCCTCCGCTGCGAAGATGCCCACTGGTGTTCCATGGATCTATGTATGTAGTAAACCCGTCAACTGTGTTGTTAAGAGCAATTGTTGTGTTTGGACCATAGTCTGTCATAATAATATCATCGTATGTGTCGTTGTTTAAGTCGCCAACATCACTATCATGTGACCAAATACCCACGGTGGGAATTGAAATTTTAGTAAAATTACTACCGTCATTGCGGAATACATTTGCTGGCCCATACACAACACTGTTATCGGTGCTGTGGCCTACAAACATATCATTTCGGCCTGTTTTAAAAAAGTCTGTAAACTCGATATCAGGCTCAGTACCTAATATTATATTATCGTCACCAGAGAACCATTGAGATGTTTTATCAACCAAACTACCGTTTTCAAAACTCATTATGTTTATTCGACTGCTCACCCAATTGTTATAATCATTTGTTGCCGTCTGTCTACCGGCAAACACAACATCGTCGCTAGCACCGTCGCCATCTAAATCGCTGATGTAGGAATCGTATACAGAATACACACTAGTAGCGCCGCCTGCTAGTGGATCAATTGTGCCTTGGTATACTGGAAGAGCATACAACCAAGCAATTGGACTAGGACTAGGCGAAGGGCTACTTGGATTACTAGGAGTTGCCCCTGCCGATGTTGCTGGCTGTCCGCCGCCGCCTCCGCCGCCACATGCACTAAGGGCAGTGGTTGCTAATAGGGCTGCTACGAGTTTAGATCTTGCGTGTTGCATCAATGTCTCTCCTTAACTGTTACATTAAGTATAACATCTCGTGCAGCAAAGTCAACCGTTTTTTAGTGCTAGGCTGCTAGTTTTTGTGGATTGTTTACCAACTCGGGCGTAATTTCGATTTGGGTTATTTTACTGTTAGCATATTCTTTAAGACTATACATATGCGGCATTAGAATTCTTTCCAATTCAGCTTGCAAACTACGTGCACCTGTTTTGCGTTTATGTGCGTTTTGTGCAATTTCACGCAATGCATCTACACTGAATGTTAACGTAACACCGTCAGTTTCAAACAAGTATGTGTATTGTGCTACTAAACTGTTGCGTATCTCAGTAAGTACGTACACTAGCTGGTCTTCGGTTAATTGTTCAAGAGCCACACTAGTTGGAAAACGTCCTACAAATTCTGGGATCAATCCAAATTTTACCAAATCGTCGGGTTCAATATCACCCAGGCTACCAGGTGTGTTGTCCTTGATTGTAACACCAAAGCCGATACCCGAGTTAGACGATGCCCTGCGTTTTACTACATCTTCGAGTCCAACAAACGCCCCGCCTGCAATAAACAATATATTTTTAGTATCTACTTCAATCATTTCTGCTTGCGGATTTTTCCTACCAGCATTACCAGCCGGCACACGACAAATTGTGCCTTCTACTAGTTTAAGCAATGCTTGTTGCACACCTTCGCCACTGACATCACGAGTAATCGACGAACTTTCGCTTTTGCGTGATATCTTGTCAACTTCGTCTAAAAACACAATACCTCGTTGTGCCTTTTCAACATCTCCGTTTGCTGAATTCAACAACTTGCTGATCAATGTTTCAACATCGTCGCCAACATATCCAGCTTCAGTGATAGAAGTTGCATCTGCAATTGTAAATGGTACATCTAAAAACCTTGCTACACTTTTTGCTAGCAATGTTTTACCGCAGCCTGTTGGCCCAAGCAATAATATGTTGGCTTTATCTAATTCTATTTCTGTTGATGTGTTATTAATTCTTTTGTAATGGTTAGCAACTGCTACCGAAAGCACAACTTTTGCCATTTCTTGCCCAATCACGTATTTGTCAAGGAATTCTTTTAACTCAACAGGATTTATATCATTGACATCATTTGCATTTATTGTATTACTTGCTATTTCTTGTAGTAAGTCTCCACATAGCTCCACACACTCATTGCATATAGCAACATTATCGCCAACTATGAGCTTTGTTACACTATTTTTATCTTTATTACAAAAATTGCATTTTTCGTAGACTACACTGGTATTTTCGGTCATTTAAATTCCCTGGTCTCTAAGTTGTTGTTCAAGTTGGCTGCGTTCTACGTCATTTAGTAATTCTGGATCATACTCTCCGGATCCAAGTTTTTCAATCAAGTGTTTAATATATGCATCGTTGTATGCATATGTGTCTGAATTGTTTTTATCAATTTCAATCCAAATGGAGCCGTTCCATTTGAATACCTTAGTTGGAAGGTAGTCAACCCTAATGTAAGTATCACCTTTAACTGCTCTGTCAGGAAACACTGTACCAAATTCAACTGTAGTGTAGTTTGTTTCAATTTCATTGTCACTTAGTTCTAGGTACTGGGCCCAAGGTAATACGTCTATCTGTTTCTGGGCAAATTTTTGTTCTTGATCTTTAAGTGTTAAATCTGGATTAAGTCGTTTCCAGATACGTTTAGCTTGTTTTTCATCTTCATCGCCTTCGACTACTATAATTTCATCAGTTCTTTGATCCTCATAGTCAGCTGCTTTATATGCTGCTATAGCCTCGTCCGGTAAAGGAGGAGTGGTAGCAGGTAGTTCAAATTCTATGGTAGGCGGAACATTATCTGCAACCAATTGGGCTCTTGCTGCTTCGTAATCTTTGCGTTCTTCTTCTGCTAGTGTCTGTGCGCTTACATCTTCAAATTTAAGTTCAAATTCTTCTTCGTACTTTGGAAAAACAATGCGCTCAACATGTACTGCTATTTCTTTAGGAGATTGATCAGATTTAGCACCGACTTCTCTATCTTCTCCAGTCTCTCCTCTAACTGAGTCAACTTCTTCTGCAATGTTATCGCCGAAGTGCGGTTCTTTTTTATCTGTTTGTGCTGGATCTTCTTTTTGATTGCTAATATCAGATTCTGGCACGGTCTCAAACGCTTGTATTTCTTCATTTAATTTATTTTCCTTGGGTAGTTCGTCGGAGACCGTTTTATTAACAATTGTTAAGGCGGGCAGTCTTTCTTTTTGCCTCCAGCTAAAAGTTTCTGTTGCAGCTAACAACATCATAATTGCAAGTGGATCAAATACAAAAACAATTAAGATAATAACCCATCTAACAGCAGATTCTAACACATTACTATTGGTGTCCTCACCATAGATTAATTGCGCAATGTACTTAATTGGTCCTACTTCTGCTTCTAGCTTGCGCACCTCAGATTCAAGTGCAAACTTAGTTTCAATTATAGCATCAATTTCACTGTTAGCAACTCTAATACGCTCTTGCTGTTCATCAATTAATGTGTCAAGGTCGACATTATCGCCTACTTGTATTTGCGCTCTCAAACGATTAATGATTGCCTGACTGTTTGCAATTTCTTCTTCTGCAACTGCACGTATACTAGAAATTTCTGCTCTAGCAATTTCAATTCTAGGATCTTCTTTATTACGCAGTTCAGTGATAATGTCCTGGGCGTTTTTTCGTGCCTCTCTGTTGCCCGGAATGTCTATGTTCAACACATTATCAATTTTGCTTTGTATGTTTTTACGCTGAGTTGCTAATCCAGTAACAGCATCTGCTCGTATACGATCAATGGTGTCTAGCAATACCTGCTTGCGAGTGTCAATACGGACTGTTTGTGTGCCACGCAATTCTGTAACTAGTTCGCTGAGTCTAGTACGTTCGTCGTTAGCTACTGTTTGTGCTTGTGTTCTTAGATCTGTTTCTTGTGTTTGTAATTGTGCAATTCGTGACTGTTGTGCGTCTACCCATGTTGCTAATGCTCTACGTGTATTGCCGCCGAACAGCCCGTCACCGGTTACACCAATGATTGCTTGCCCTTCTTGTACTTTAGCACGTTCTGTACTTTGTAATTTATTTGTAGTTACAACAATGTTTTCTTCAATTGCAGCAATTTGTGATTTTAAACTATTAACTGCACTGTTATCAGCTTCTACTTCGCTGATCCTTGCTTCATATTCATTTGCTTGTGTGTTAATTCGCTCCAAGTCTGCGTCTAGTTGTGTAATTTGTAATAGGTAAGGTTGTATTTGTTCTTCAACACTTGCAACACTGGCACTTTCTAATGCATTTCTAAAGTCACTGATTACATCGTTTAGTCGTGATAAATCTGTATCTAGACTAGAAATTTCATCTTCATACACTGCTACACGATTTAGTAGTGCGTTTTCTTGTGCAGTAATAATAGCTTGTTGTTCATCAATGCTAGGCTGACGTCTGGTGTATGCACTATTAATACGCTCTTGTTCTCTATCAATTTTATCTTGGATGCCCACATCTTGTTTGTTAGCATCTGCTTCGCCCTTGGCGATTCTTGCATTAGCTCTGGTAATAATGTCTTGTTGGCGAATTATTTCTTCGTCCATGCGTGACAGTTGTGCTGCCTGTTCTTCTGCTGCGCTAGTTTGTTCAATGTGTGCCTTGCTCAAAAAACCAAAAATACCCATGCTTGTAATAAACATAAGAACAAGAACAGCAGGCACCATATAAAATTTCATTATATAGCTAGCACGTTGCCAATTCTGGTGTAACCATACCGTAACTGTAAGTTTTGCAACCTCTAATACACTTCCCATTATAACAATAGGAATAATAGCAGATGCAAAGATCGCAGCCAAGCCGACAATGCTGTAATACGCAGCAATAGCACTTAAACTAAGTGCAACAAAAAGAACTAAGAGAGCCATAAACATAACGTATTACTTATACTTTCGTGCGAATGAAATTGTATTTACTATGTCTTTGTAAAATATCGTTGATATATGTTTTCCAATCCTGCTTTATTTGGATGTTTTCGGACCCACATACCAGTTGCAGGTTCGAAATGTTTTTTAAAGAAGTTGTCCATTTTACGGTTGCCAGTGATCACACTAGTGTCAACAGCATTAGACATTTCGTCAAACAACGCATCAGACATAATCGAGTCATTTTTGTACTCGTATGCATACGCTGCAACTGATAATCTTATGCGCCGCCTAATCTCAGCTTCTACTATAGATTGATCAATCTGTTGCATCGGCAACATTTGTAGCAATGGTATGTACTACGTGCTGACTTGTATCTACTATATCTGTTATCGACGCACCTGTGTATAAACTATACCCAATAATGCCGCACACAACAAAGATTGCTGGTTTAATCATAGTGATGCTCCTTTTAAAACATAATACAATATAACATTTATGTGTATTAATGTCAACCACTATTTTACAATTATAGCACTCGCTTCGTCTTCAGTGTATTGTGACGAACTAAGTGCGCCCGGATTAAGTGGCGGGGTTAAATTTAGGCCGCCGTCTTGTTGCAAATGTGCTGCATCCAAATTGTTGGTGTTGCGAGATTCTCTCATTGCCGCAATTGCAGCTTGTCCGCCAAGTGAATCAATGTTCATTATTCTTTCAAGGTATTCGCTTGTACCACCGCTGGTTGTATCCAGTGCATACACTGGCAGACTGTTGCTCAGTGATATAGCATTGTTTTCGCTTGGCACTAATGCCGACACTGTCATATCCATTTTTGCACGAATTAACTTTTCTCGTGCTAATTGTTCTTGTATGCGTTTGAAATTTGCTTGTACTGTTTGCGCTGTTGTATTACCGGAATAAACACTTTGCATAAGTGACACAGCGGCAGTGATAACGGCTGTGTATGCATCAGCAAATGAACTATACGTTCCTGCGCCATATACTCCTACTGGTATAACCCAATTTGGTCCACTAACATATGTGCCGTCTATTAAGTATTCAAGAACAACCAACACTCCAGTATCGGCACTGCTTGAACCATCGTCCTTGTAAAATACATCAAGATCACCGTTAGCGTTCATTGTAGTTAACAAGTCGTAATTTTGTTGCAACGGTGCTGCGCTATTATAACCAGCAGCATACCCAATACAGTCAGCGATTGTAAAGTTAGCACTTGGCCCGGTTGCAAGTTGTATATTATTTTGCACTCCGTAGTAGTCTTGCCAATACTCAGCGACACCGGCAGGTATATATGTTGTTAAGTTTTGAATATCCGGCAAGTCTTTCATTGTTTCAAGATTGCTAGCAGCACCAGTAAATGTAGGAATATCTGTTGCTTCGATACCTTTGATTTGTCCTAAACTCAATGACAATGCGCCATTGGCAACTGCCAAGTTGTCTGGAATCATCCCATTTAGCCTAACACCTAAATCACTAAAAATAGGATTAACACTTCCGCTACTATCTACGTAGATAGCCCTAGTACCAAGTTTGCCTGTGCGCACTGGTGCTGTTAGTGTCTGAAAACTTGTCGGAAACAGTTTTGTAGGATCAAACAAATCACTGCCAGCAACAACAGTTACCTGAGTGCATTTTAAAATAGCTTTAACTTGAGACACATCATCTGTTGACAATGTTGCAAATGCTATGTAGATTTGCTCCTGAATGCCTTGTGGTAACCCTGCCCCAACTCTAGCAAGATTGTTTAAATCAAGCCCGAGACTTCCTAGCAAAATATTTGTTGTTGGCGGAGGGGTTGCACCTAGTGTTGCAGCAAGTCTTGGACTTAGTACTACTTTGGATAATTGTTCATACATAGGACCCAAGGTGCCTGCGTCTAACATGTTGCTCAACATCTGCCCTGGGCTACCCAAGTTTGGTATTGCCGAAAAGTTAATAACTGTACCTAACAACGAGCAGTCAGCACCAAATGCCGGTCCAGCTAAGTTGACTCCACTTAATGCACCACTTGCAACACTGTCTATTCCTGCAAACGTGCCGCCTGTAAAAGCATTTGCACTGTTGTTAGCAGCATTAATAGATTGGTTGCTGTTTTGTACAAAAGAAATTGAACCAGTAAGTGCTGTGGCAAACGTTCTAGCATCACCTTCGATTTCACCACTATTAATTGCCCCGCCTAACACATTGGCACTTTCAGTACGGCCAAATGTTAACACGCTATCAACACTATCGTCTGTGTGCATCACTGCATACGCATTACCAGAATACAAATCAAAAGGTGCCGAAAACACGTTATCACCAAGGCCATTGGTCATACTACTAAATTCATTTATGTATGTATTGGCCAGGTTTGCTACTTTGGCTGTTACATCATACAGTGTGCTCTGAATGCTTTGTATTTGCACAGTGTAATAATTCATGCTATACAACGTTGGATCACCAGTCAATCCTGTTGTGCTATCGACTAAGTTTAACGTTACCCCGGCATTACTGGCTATCGGCTTAGCACCAATGGTTGGGTCACTGCCGTTGGCAAGCATACTTGCGCCTGCTGTTAATGTCATTGATGTAACTGTCATATCACATTGCACCAATTATTACGTCTGGGCTACCCTGTGTGCGACTGTCAAAACACGAGTCAACATTGCCAACAAAGTTAATTGTTTGAAATTCTGCCAAAACACTAGGCGATCCCAGTGAGGTTTTTGCAGTGCAATGTTTTGCACAAGGTCCTGGGCCACAACACGGATGTGGGCTAACCGGTGTAAATTCAAGGCACGCCGGTTGACCATTAATTAGCACACTTAATGCACCCGGGCCTATTGCAATACCGCCCATGCTGTTTGCATCACCTATTCTTACTGCCTGTGGCATATTCATCCTCACTATTACAACAGTATTTATGGTGAGTTTTTAGGCCGGTACAATACCCGAAGTGGTTGCCAAATATTGTTTAGCAATATCTGCTTCTGTTTTTGCAACACAACTTACAGCATGTGCTTGCAATACAAACTTTCCTTCAGGATTTACACCGAACATAAACGGTGCTAACCCTAAACCTTGCTGTTGTGCAATCAAGCACATTGGCTTTTTTAAAGTATAAGATGTAGCACTTTCGGCATCTAACCGTGCTACTAATTCTTCACCTGATGATAATTTAAAAGAAACTGTGTCTCCAGTTTTATACGGTGTTTCAATGATCATTTTTTGCGTTTCTTTCCAATTTTAGTTGCTTTTTTAGCAGCAACTTTCATTTTAGTTTTAGTTGCTCGAGGTTTACGTAATGCCATTATAACGAATGTTCTCCTGTACCAGTATAATTTGTTTCTTCTAAATACTGCGGAAAGTCCGACCAGCCGCCAATTTTTTTTCCATTGACTTTAATTTGCGGAAAAGTCTTTGCACCCGGAAACATTGATAATATTTCTTCGCGATCGAAGTCTGTGCCAAGTTGAAAGTACTTGTAATTATATTGACGTTGTTCGCATAATGCTTTTGCTTGATCACAAAATGGACATTGTGCTTTACCGTAGATTTCAATCATAATGAGAATCCTTTAAATGTATCAGCGCCAACATCTTGTTTTGTGCCGCCACTTACGTACGATGTAATTTCTGTTTCTTGTGGCGCCACTTGTACTTCTGATCCACTGATCCATTTTTGTGTCCACGGTAACGGATTGTTTTTTACACTATACGGACTTTTGAGATTTACATTGGTCATTCGTCGTGTACAGATCCATTCGATATACTGTCCTAGTAGTTCGGCATTCAAACCAATCATTGAGCCGTCTTTGAATAAGTAGTCAGCCCAGGCTTTCTCTTGATCAACTGCTTCAACAAACATTTGAATACAAGCTTCTTCAGTTTCTTCTGCAATCTTTGCGTAATCTGGATCATCTTTTTTAAGTATTTTAAGCAACATCTGTGTGCTTGCTAAGTGCAAGTTTTCATCACGTGCAATTAATTTAATAATCTTAGCATTGCCTTCCATTTGCTTCATTTCTGCAAATGCCCAGCTACAAGCAAACGACACATAAAACCGTACACCTTCTAGGATATTAACGCTCATTAGTGTGAGCCACAACAGTTTCTTTAGCTCGTAAAGATCAACTACAACTTTCTTACCATTGACTTTATGTGTGCCTTCTCCTAGCAAATTGTACCAGCTACTCATTTCAATCAAACCATCGTAATATTTAGAAATGTCACCTGCACAATCAGCAATCTCTTCAATGTCCATCATTTCATCAAAGATTTTACTTGGATTGTTGTACACATTGCGAATAATGTGTGTATATGAACGTGAGTGGATTGTTTCACTGAATGTCCATGTTTGAATCCAGTTTTCAATTTCGGGCAAACTTACAATAGGAGCAAATGCTTCTACTGGTGCACGGCCTTGTACACTATCCAATAGAATTTGACGCTTGAGATTGCTGGTAAAAATATGCTGCTCGTGGTCGCTAAGAGCTTTAAAGTCCTTACTGTCTTTGGTTACATCAACTTCTTCGGGGCGCCAAAAGAACCCTAGTTGCTTGTCTGTAAGTCCGTCAAAACTTTTATACTTCAGTGTATCATAACGCTGAATCGTAGGTCCGCCCGACGGATCTAAAAATGCCAATACTTTAGTATGGTCTGCATTGTTTTCAGTGTTAAAAACGCTCATAAAATTTTACCTATTCTTTGTGTGTCTGTCTGTGTTAGTGTAACATGCTACGCAGAGCATGTCAAGTTTTAAATAGTACAGCTTTCGCAATCTTCGTCATCTATTTCAACTTGCTCAAGATCGACTTCGCCCATCATCTTGCTTACATCGATTTCGCCTTGGCCATCATTGGTGTTAAAGTAATAAAGTTGCTTGCCACCGTACTTGTAAAACATCAATAGATGCTGCAACATTGTACTCATTGGAATCTTTTCGTCCTCAAAGTGTACCGGATTGTATGAAGTGTTCACACTAATACCCTGGTCGATGTATTTTTGTAGTACAGCCATAATCTTCAAGTATCCTTCAGGCGACTGTTGATTCCATAGCAAATCATACTTGTTCTTTAGACGTTTAAACTCTGGTACAACTTGCTTGAGAACACCGTGCTTTGATTGCTTTACACTAATAAGACTACGTGGCGGCTCGATACCGTTTGTAGCATTAGCAATTTGTGCACTTGTTTCACTTGGCATAAGAGCCATTAGTGTTGAGTTGCGTATGCCAGTAGCTTTTAGCTGTTCACGCAGTCCTTCCCAATCCATACGCTCAACATGCGGAACTAATTCGTCTAAGTCTTTCTTGTATGTTTGATTAGGTGTAACACCGTGTCCATACTTTGTTTCCATGTTGCCGCTGGGTGCGCCAAACTCTGTTGCTAAATCGGCACTAGCTTTGATCAAGTAGTACGACCAAGCTTCTGCCCATTCGTCTACAAGTGCAAGTCCTTCTGGTGTAATGTTTTGATAACTCAAATCATTCTTAGCCAACCAGTATGCAAAGTTAATAATGCCAACGCCTAACGGACGGCGTTTCTCTGTGGATAGCTGCGCTGCTAGTATTGGATAGTTCTGATAGCTTAGTAGTGCATCAAGCCCACGCACTGCTAAACGACACACACGCTCGAAGTCTGCTGGAGTACGAATGTTGCCCCAATTGATTGCACTCAATGTGCATAGGCTAATTTCGCCTTCTGGGTCGTTGAGATCTTTGAGTGGCTTAGTTGGCAAATCAATTTCTGCACACAAGTTTGATTGACGAATAGGTGCAACTTCTGGTAAAAATGCACCGTGGTCATTGGCATTGTCTACGTTTTGTAGATAGATGCGTCCAGTATTTTTACGCTCTTCCATGAAGCTACCAAACAACTCACTTGCTGGTAAAGTTTTTTTGCGTAGTCTTGTGTTACGTTCTGCTGTTTCATATAGTTCACGGAAACGGTCTTGGTCTGCAAAAAACGCATCATACAGTCCAGGCACATCAGCAGGCGAGAACAATGTAATATTGCCGCCTGTAATTAGACGTTCATACATTAGCTTGTTGAACTGTACGCCGTAGTCCATGTGACGAACACGATTTTCTTCTGTGCCTTTGTTGTTCTTTAACACCAACATTTCTTCTGCTTCTAGGTGCCAAATAGGATAGTATATTGTTGCTGCGCCGCCACGCACACCACCTTGGCTGCAAGATTTGGTCGCAGCTTGAAACATTTTATAGAAAGGAATAATACCTGTATGGTAAGCATCGCCCTTGCGAATAGGTGAACCGATAGCACGAATACTGCCACCGCCGATGCCGATGCCTGCTTTTTGACTTACATATTTAACAATACTACTGCTGGTAGCATTAATGCTATCAAGACTGTCGTCAGTTTCAATAAGAACGCAGGAACTGAACTGTCTTTGCGGAGTACGTACACCGGCCATAACAGGAGTAGGCAAACTAATGTCGTGTAAACTAATGGCATCATAATATTCCTTTATCCATTTCAACCGGGCATCAACTGGGTAATCTTGAAATAGGCTTGCTGCAATAAGAACATAACACATCTGCGGTGTCTCAAAAATCTCACCGCTTACTCTATTTTGGCATAGGTACTTGCCACGTAGTTGTTCCATAGCAACATAAGTTAGATTTTCATCACGCTCGTGTCTGATAAATGCATTGATCCTGTCCCATTCCTGGTCAGTATACTTAGTAACAAGTTCAGGATCATAGAACCCTGCTTTGGTATTTTTATCTACCAATTCCTTAACATGCCACGGGGTGAATCCGCCGTATACTTCTTTGCGCAATGCATAATTGATCAATCTACCACCTACAAACTGATAGTTAGGTGTATCTTCATTGATAAGATCTGCGGCTGCCTTGATGAGTGTTTCTTGAATTTCTTTACTAGTTACGCCGTTGTAGAATTGAATCTGGCTTTTAATTTCTACTTCGCTTGCACTAACTCCAGTGATGCCCTCGCATGCATAAAACACAACTTTGTGTAGTTTATCAATGTCTAATAGTTCTTTAGTACCATCACGTTTCGAAACTTGAATGCTCATATTAACTTTTTCCTATCGTATGTTGTGTGCAAACATGGCAGAATCCATGCTATTGTGTATATTCATTTGTTCTATTGAACTGATATTTAACACTCGAGACACATCCCAATTCAATATATATTTCCCCTGGTTGACCGACACTATATAAGAACCATCTGTTGTTTCTTGTATGCATAAGTCATTGATATCCTTGTTACCCAGCATCAAGATGGTGTAACTGATGCCTAGGCATTTTGCAAGCTCACAGTATATATCATCGGCAATCAAGTCCCAAGGATTTGGCCATTCTTGTGGCAATGTCCAATGTAAGTATCGTAGTTTAGTTGGGCATTCCTGCCACCAAGTGTGCACAGCAGAAATTGCTATGTCGAGATTTTCTTCGTGTTTGCATTGTTCGCGGAGGAGATTCCATGCGATTAGTTGCTGCTCAGGACGGTGTTCCCACATGTATTTTAAATGCCAAGATGCTCGAGTGAATATTTAAATGTGCCAGAGGCAGTTGATGTGTAGCGTACACTAATTGTACTACCACTTTGTATTACGTCAAGCACAATCGCACTTGGATTGTCCTCGGTGTATTCGTCAACGTAACTTAGTGTGCCTGCGCTGTCGTCACTGTCTTGTGCTACAACTCTAAGAGAGCCAAAACGTATAACATTAGTCAGCGGGTCTTTGAATTGGTACATACAATCAAATGCTGCGGCATTGGCAGTAGTAACAGTGAATATAACAGTCGGCGATCCTTGTACAGTAAGTTCTGTACTTACTCCAGCAAGTTTATGATACGTACCAAATTCAATCTCTTCGCCATTAACAAGAGCATAACATGCTTTGTTGTTTAAGTCGATTCTTGCTTGTGTTAGTGCATCAGCATCGCTGCGATCAAACATATCGCCGACACTAACATTGTTATCACCATTGATATCAACAACAGCTGATGCTGGATTTCCTGCACCTAAAAAATCGTTAGCAACATCAAGAAAAATATTGTACGCACTAACATTTTGCGATACTGCACCAATGATAATACCTTCTTTAGCAACATCATCAAACAAGTTTTGCACAATTCGTACACCTTGCGGGCCACCATTTACTGGGGTACCGTCGCCAAGCAATACTCCCTGGTACAGTGTGTTAAACTGCGAGTTCTGCACAGTTACACCTTGAATATTTTCATCAGTGTTAAGCCCGTATGTTAGCCCAGTGAACTTACAATTGTTAAACTCGATTTGTTTTGTTGTATTTGCAACCGTGCTATCAAACCGTACGGCAGCAATGTTAGCACTTGCATTAGTTAACGTTGCTTGCACCAATGGACCAATAAAATTAACATTATTAAATGAAACTTGCTCAGCACGATCAACTAAAACTAGATCAACACTATCAACACTCTTAAATGTCATTCCCGAAATTTCAATGTTGCTTGGTGGTGTAGCACTGTTGTTGCCAATATTAACTCCAGTTTGTTGCAAACTATCGGCTGTGCGCATAACATAAGTGCTGCCGCCGTTCATTTCAATTGTCGAGCTGTTGCTGCCTTCGCCGTACAATTGCGCAAATGGCGGAACATTAATTGAGGAGGTTACTTTGTAAGTGCCTGCTGGGAAAAACAAACTGCGTCGAATTGTTGTGTTTGTTTCTCTGCAAAACAGTTGATATAGTGCCCTATTGATAGCCGCTGTATCATCAGTTACACCGTCTCCTGTTGCACCAAAGTCGAGCACACTTGCATAGTTGTCAAGTTTTGCTTGTATGGTTTGTGTTACTGCATCATCTGCACTGGCACCAGTTTGCACTGTGTATCCTGCATGCTGACCTTTGTATACGTAACTAGTTGCAAGGTTTAAAATATCACTGTACTGCGTAAGAATTTCAGTGTTACCGACTGTGGGAGCACCTTCAGCAATAGTGCCATTGCCAATATAAAGCTGGCGGCTGTCAATCACCCAGCCAAACTCTGCGCCTGCTAATTGAGGTAAATTTTCACTAAGACCTTTACGGTTTGTAATGCGTGATACTTGAACTATTGCCATATTGTGTTAAACTCCGGAATCTAAGTGTATTTACCTATACTATGCATGTTTCTCGTAATATGTATATACCCTATTGTACCATTCGTTACGCCATTCATCGTATTCATCTGGCCACACATCGAACTGTTGATAAGTTTCGCCACCTAACAGCATACCGTCATCCCCGCGACTACACATAAAGATATGTCCTTCGCGAATGTTGGTACCGTAGATTTCGTTGTGTGCTTCTGCGTATGCTACTAGCTGTAGGAAGTAGTTTTGTACATACTCTAGCTTCTTAGGCTTGTTGGTCTGTTTAAAGTCCATAATACAGGGCTGACCTTTGTATACGCCTACTAGGTCAGTAGTACCAGCATACATCTGCGGAACATAAAGAGCAACTTCGCTACCCCAAATCTCATCTACATCTACTAGAGCATTATCACGCACTTGTGTTGCCATTGCATGTGCCTTTTTAGCAAACGGATTACTACCCGGGGTGGGCCATTCGCCGAATTCAACGTAGTCCTCAAGATACTTGTGCATACGTGTGCCAACACCAGCAGCTTCAGTTACAACTTCTTGTGCTTTCTTTTCGCCTACACGTTTACGCCAAGCAATAAGACCAGACTTATCGCTTGTAGCATCAAGAATAGTTGTAACACTTGCAACTGCACCGCCATCAGGTGTCATGTACTTGCGTTTACCATCTATCTGTTTACGGGAAATGGGTGTATAATCGTACTTAGGTTTAATTAATGTCATGTTACTAACATAACATGTTATTAATTGCTTGTCAAGTTAAATCGTTAGCCGAATCTGCCATGTCTGCAACTGTGTCTCTTGCTTGATCAACTGTCATAGTATCGTCGGCTTCTATGTTAGCGCCGCCGCTGAGTATAACTTCATCGTCAGTGACATTAACAATAACATTTTTTAACGGGTCATGTCCTGCTAAGTTGCGAAGTTGCTTATCAGTTATGCTTACACCCATATTGTGTGCCATGCTTAAAAACGCATCTATAGGCACTGCTTTTTCACTGTTAGCATCATCAGTTCGTCCCAGCAAGTATTCGGCAAGCGCCATAAGTTGCTGGGGCGATGGATGATCAACCGATTCTCTAAACTCGCGAAATCGCATATTATCTACGAGCTCTTCCTAGACTGCCCATTTCTGGTTCTTCAACATCGACATCTATGTCTACATCAACATCATCAACTTCGGCATCCACATCCATATCTGCATCAAAGCCAACTTCTTCTTCGGCACCTGGAACAACTGGTTCTTGTCCAGTAAGTGTGCCTTGTGCACTTTCAACGCCAAGTTTAGCAGCTTGCACTGCATCAACTAGTGCAGCTAGTGCTGCACTGGCTTCGTTGTTAAATGCTTGTGCTTCATTTGTGCCAACTGTACTTGCAATACTAGTACTCAACGCAGGCAAATCTTTAAATTGCATAGCAGTTACATCTTCTAGCATGCTTTGCATTCTGTCGACCATATCCTGTGCAGCTAAAACAACTTGAGCTTGCTGTACTTCATCTTCAGTTAAATAACGACCATCCATTGTTACTGTGGTTCCTTCGTTGCGTAGCTTGTTTAGAACAGCACCAGCAACTCTTTCGCCCGCTGCCTTTGAACCATATTTTTTAGCAGCATTTTTAGCAATTTTAGCAAAGTTTTTACCTGGTTTGCCAATGTCTTTGCCAGCGGCTGCCTTTTTAGCAGAATAGTCATCTTTAGCTTCGGTTGTAGCTAGCATACCCGACAACTGATCAGCCACTGCCTTATCTGGGCCGGCAATGGCTGTGCCTGCTAGTGCTTTTGTTAGCGTTTGGGGATTTGTATTAAGCTTTTTAGCAAGTGCATTTTGTTCTGCTGGACTGATTGTTTGCTGGCTTTTAATTTTATTCAAGCTTTGCTTGACCATTGGATCTGCTGGACTGTTTTCATCCATTGACAACCTAGCACTAAGCCCACGTTCCATAACCAATAGTTGCAAATACCCAGCATCTTTTTCACTGGTGTGCAAACGTTTACTGTTGCGGTGCTCACTGATCAAGCCACGAACTTTTTTCAACATGCCTTTGGCTTTTTCCGGGGCCAATGCAGTGAAGTCAACTTTGTTATGAAAATAACTTTCCATAACTTTTTGTGACTGTTTAGTTTGTGACGATTCCAGGTCAAATAGTTTCATTATCAAATCCTTTTTGCTGACAGTATTTAGCAATGTTTATATATTTATCAATGTATTTCTGTAATATGTGATAACGATCTTTTGTGTCGTCCAACCTGTTAATTGTGATATTTCGTCGAGTTTCGGTGATTTTATCACTGTTGATAAAACAGCGATAGTGCATCATTTCACTTTGTCTTCTAATTAGTTCGTTTTCGTGTTTAATTAATTGTGTTGCATCTGTTAATTTACTATGTTTATCGTATATACACCATGCAAGTGCAACCCTGCTGGAACTCACTGTTGTAATCAAACAGTTGTCTTTATAAATGTTGTATGAGTAATTTTCTGTTTTAACAATACGGTAATGCTTGAATGCAGAAATGCTATCACCGCTTCTAGTAATAACGTTGTTATTTTCTAGTAAATTTTCTTTTACAATATCTGTTAATTTTCTAACAGCTTTGTTTACGTAACTATTACGTAGCTTATTACTAACCATCCAACTACTCCAATAAGAGTTGCAATTATGCCAGCTCCCCAGCTGATTAATTGGTCATTGCGGCGTTGGGTCATCGCTGCTACCATGTCGTGAACCTCTTTGATCAACATCTCAAGAGCATCAACTTTACTATTTACAGTCACAATCTGGTGAGACATTAATTTATATCTCTCTGCGCATAAGTCTACGTGCGCTTCTAGACTTTTTTTCTCAATGGGTGTTGTATCATTCATGGTAACCTCTAATAATATTTGTTAAAGATATTTATCAAATATACACTATTCTAAAGTTACTGCCTTGAATTTAATGTTAGATTTAGAACCATGTGTGATCAAGTAAGGAAATAAAAATCCTTCTTTGTAGTATTCTGTAAGCCCTACTATCATAGGAACGCCGTGCATGTCGTTTTTTAGTAAACCAAGTTCGTCTTCACCATCATTGAATATATCAGGTTGTTCAACACAAAACGAAAGTTTCCAGTACTTATTTTTTCCTAAATTTGTACAAACCGGATCTGTAATGTCAATTGCTTGTGTTTTTAGTCCAACACACTGTAATATAGTTTCCCAATTGCGTTGTTGATTTCTGCTGAAATTCCATTCATCAACTGTACTAATAGATTTACCAACTTTGTTTATAATAGGTGCATCTTGTAATTTTCGGTGACTTGTTGTACCAGTGCAAGTGCAGTCAAATACTGTTACTATTTCAATTAATTGCATGTTCAAAGTCCAATACTACAAGCTAGTAATATTACTTAGCCACAAAAAAACCCTAGTTACAAAAACTAGGGTTTTAATGAGTGAACTTAAATTAAGTTATTATGCAGATGGGTTAGCAAATGTTGCAACTAGTGAGATGCCACTGACTGCTTCTGCGCCACCTGGGCCGCCTTGTACAGCAACGTGGTTGCCGTCTGCTACACCTTCAACAGCGGCAATTGTGCCACCATATGTTGTTGTGATTGCTGTGCAAGCGGCTGCTACTGTGATTGTACCAGTTGCTACTGCATAGATGTATGTTGTTGGACCAAGACCTTGGCCTTGCTTAACTGTTGCGGTTGTTGAAATTTCAGCCATTTTATTTCTCCTAAATAATGGTTGGAACATTACTGTCCCTACTTTTATTTAGCACGTTTATGAAATATCGAGTGTTCTCAGTCTTTCATAACTTTCGTTTTGAAATCCACGTTCACGCATTTGCAGCATGAGTCGATCTACAATAACTTTCCTGTCTTGCGGCTTTGTACGATCCCAATTGCCAATTTGTCTACGCATTTGTATCAGCGGAGCCGGTAGGTAATCTTGCATTTCTCGTTGTAACATCAACATCAAATAATTATAATCGCCGGCATTATATTTGTTTTTTGCTATTGCTCTTAGATTACGCTTTAACCGCAACTCCGGCACACTCACTTGTACATCTTGTACAATTTGACTGTCAAAGCGTTCTGGATCAACCATAATAGTTAACACGTTGTAAAGGTCTGGTTGGCTGGTACGAAACCCATCAAAGTTTTGTAATCTCATAATTTGTGCAGCTTGTTGTGCTGCATAAGCAGGGTCGCTTTGTGCAAAAATCTGCAATGCTAACAACTGTTCGAACATCAGTTCAGCAACCTTGCTCATTTTAAGACCAGTTAATTGTTTCATTTGTTTCCACATGCGACTTTCACTGAGCTCGTGAAATATGCTTGTCTGTTCGACTGCAAATTCTTTGTTAGGAGTTTTGAAATCTTTTTTACGCATCACAGTTTTAGCAATTAAATCTAGTTCCTGGTTTGCACTGTCCCAAACAAGTGCAAACGGCACATTGATATCCGATGATAAATCTTTCAGCACCGCTTGTGCATCTGGTCCTAGTTGTGCAATCGGCTTGGCATACTTTTGAAATTCTTTTTTAAATAGTATTGCCAGTTCTTGTATTGTAATTTGCCGCACGTTGCGTTCATCATTTACACGATCCAGAAAGTGTCTTGTAAACTCAACATCGATTCCTACTTGGGCAAACACTTTATCAAGTGCTTTTTCTAGTGCATCAAGTTGTATTTGTGTTACTGGCTGATCCATTAGTTTTGTCCTGGATTATTTTGTGCAAAGTTAGCTTGCGAAAATCTCATACGATCCACAAACTTCATTCCTGCTCCTACGTATCCTTCATGACCGGGTTCACCTTCGATGTCAGCTTTTACATCTTGGTCTTGTGCATCCAACTGACGTACCAAGTCATTTTTAAGTTGACTGATGTTTAAAAACCCACTGAACAATGCTGCAACTGCGCTTTTATTTTGATTCATCCAGTCAATGATACGAGCTGCCTTGGTTGGTTGTTTTTGTTCAATCCATGGACCAAAATCTTTGATCATGTTTTTATAATTGCCACTGCGCACTTTGCTGTTGATATATTGCTTTATCAACGCTGGTGTGTTTGTTATCTTTCTGCTGCGCAGCTCACCTGGAGCAAAGAATGCATCAATTTCAGGTGCATAGTTATTGTAAATGTTTTCCACTTGTGCAATCAACTTTGCATTTAATTCAATTTTACTACCAGTGTCTTTCATAGTTGGGTCGAGTATAAGAACACCGGGTGCTTTGTTTAATACTGCACTAGTAACAGGAGTTGCAGGGCCACCTGGACCATCAATTGACGTGTGTACTGCAACGCCTGCTTCACTATTACCAACCGCTTTTCCAATTGGGGTGTTTGCATCAACACGATATGTAACAGTATTAGGAGTAAAGACATACATACCATCTTCCAATGGAGGAGTGTCACTGTACAGCAAATCACCTTGCACGTATCCACGGAAGTCCTTGGGCACTGTGCGACTTAGCAACGGAAACAATTTAGCATACACTGCAATTAGATCTGTTCTATCGCCTTTGCGCATGCCCATGATACGTTCAATGTCTTTTGGAGACTTAGCCAAGCCGTTGTAGCCTTTTGCAAGAAACCCTGACTTATCAGTGAGCACAAAGTCTCCTGTGCTGTCTCTACCAAATATAACTGCTGGCTTGCCGTCCCATTTAATAGTGTTTGTTTTAGCAGGTTCTGCGGCAGCACTTTTGAGACCTGCAAGTGCTTGTGTAAGACCTTTACTGCCGTAATCAAAGATCAAGTCTTCAGGGTGCTCAATACGCACACCTTCAGTTAGCTTGTAAGGTGTGTATGGATTTTCGGTTATGACTTCCATGCCCTGGTATACAATTCTATCACGCAACCGTGCAAGCCAGGCAGTTCCGGATTCGTTTACTTCTTCAAAAGTAAAACCTTCACGTTCAGCGTAGCCACGGAAATCATCTAGTTTAGCATCACGTTGCTTGTCTGATTTAAGTTGGGCCATAATAGATTCTACACTAGCTAGGTCATCTCTGTTTGCATTTTTATTTAATAACAGCGTAGCAATTTTATCTGGGTCATCAGTTATAAATGCATTGTCTTCCCTGCGATACAATCCCGAATTCTGATTGAGTTTAAGACCTGCCGCTTTTGCAATACTATTAATGAGTACATTTCGTGTTGCACCCTTGTATTCACTGTTGGGATCACTGCGCAGTATAAACTTGCTGAACGCTGGCTTTTGCACAAACATAAAGTCAGTTTGTACATATCCGCGATCTTCTCGTCCTGTAATAGGTGTTTTAAAATGCACACTAATGCCGCTTTTCTTTGTCCATTCTACTGGATCAAACCCATGACTGGTTGCCCATTGTGTTAACCTGTTACTAAGTTCTTCTTTGCTCATAAC